GTAAGAGTGCAAGTAGGACGCCTATAACAGCAAAACTAGTTGCTAACTTGCTTACAACATCAGGCGCAGATAGAGTGCTTACAATGGACTTACACGCAGGACAGATTCAAGGCTTCTTTGATATTCCAGTTGATGACCTAACAAGCCGTTTAGTATTTGCTAAAGACATTAAACGTAATGTTATTATTGAAGATGGTACTGTATTTGTAAGTCCTGATGCAGGCGGTGTTGTTCGTGCTAGGAAGTTTGCAGACATGTTCCACGCAGACATTGCTATTGTAGATAAGATGCGTCCTGAAGCAGGGAAGAGTGAAGTTATGAACTTGATCGGCGATGTTAAAGGCAAACACGCTATTCTAGTTGATGACATTATTGACAGTGGCGGCACACTATGTAACGCAGCCAAAGCTATTATGGATGCAGGCGCATTGTCAGTTCGTGCATATATTACACATGGTGTATTATCAGGCGAAGCATGTAATAAAGTTGAGAAGAGTGTACTCACAGAACTAGTAGTTGCAGACACAATAAAGGATCACTGTCCTAAAAACTGCAAAAAGACACGACAGGTAAGTGTCGCGCCTTTGTTTGGTGAAGCTATTCGTCGTATAACTAACGAAGAGTCAGTAAGCAGTTTGTTTGGTTAGTCTTGATCAGCTTCAATGTGCTTGATGTACTCAACCATCGAGTGATCACCAAAGTTATCAATCTTACCTTTCTTGATGCCCATCCACATGCCACGCAGTCTGTCTTTAAACATCTGCCAGCCTGTAGGCTTACGAACATTGCCGTATGCATTAATGTAATGCTGAGTACCGTGATGTTTAAATCCCATAACAGCAAGAGGAACAGTAGTGACAATGTCGTTATTGTTCTTCCATCTGTGATGTATAACATTTAAACTGTTGCAATACATTCTCCAACCCACACGCGGACTGCCGTATGTGAACAGTTCGACTGGATCGTTTAGTTCTACGTTATGCTTTGCTCTACTTGCCATAATGGTTGCCATTGCAGCACCTAGACTATGTCCTGTAAACCAAAGTGTTTTAGTAACATTAGTCTTACGATTAATATCTTCTTCAATCATTGGCCAAAGGTCATCTACCTCTGTCTTAAATCCAATGTGTACTCGTCCTACTGTTTCTGCCATTACCGGAAGAGCTTTTAGATCTGCTTTTAGATCATTAAACTCGCTAGGTTGTGTGCCACGACATGCAATTACCAAATCGTCTTTGTTCATGAAGCGGTATGCTTGTGCTCCATCTTTCTCGTAAAACTCTGTTGTAGTGAATCCTAGTTTCTTTGCTTGACTCTTTGCTTCTTTGATGTTATTATATGCTATACTAGATAACTTAGCAAAAAGTAAGGATCGTTGTTTGAAACTCATGTTTGAAATAGTCATTATACCCTCCTTCATCTATTACACTCATATTTATAACAACGCTAAATACAATACGGAGTAGATCAATGAAAAAACGTACAAGAAGCATATTAGAAGAACTTAACAGCCTAGGTGCCACTTATAGTAGTGACAAACAAATTGAGACATCTGCTAGCAATATTATTGAAAGTAGCATTAATCTTCTTAATAGGATTGCTGCTAACTACGATGATGTAACAGCAAGTGAGCTTGAACGTAGATTTATTAACTCAATTAAATCAGGAGATCCGCGTAAGTTCAAGCGTGGAATCGCTAAAGTTATAGAGAGCAAAAATAATGACAAGTAATTTATTCGAAGGTGGAAACGTATTTAAAAAAGTTGAGGGCGGTGAAGTTACACCACTAACACAGCGTATTGCCACAGTTGATGTACAGCCAACAATAGATTGGATCAATGCTACATTTGGTTTTAAGTTTGTTGATGAAGACATGCTTGGCACAACAGGCAAGAAGACAAAAGAAGATGGAACATTTGAAGAGAACTCGTCAGGCGATTTAGATCTCAATGTTGATGTAAGAGAATTACCTAAAGAAGAAATAATTGCAAAACTTACTGCATGGTGCCAAAAGCAAGGCATACCTGATTTAGAAATTATGAACAAAGGCAGAACTTTCACACAAGGTTGGGTTGCTAACGCAGGACTTCAAGTACATTTTAAAACTCCAATCAGGGGTGATGTTGCAAACGGCTTTGTTCAAACAGACTTTATGCTCACAGATAATCCTAATCTACAACGTGGAGCCAAGCGTGGCGGAACAGAGCATTATACAGGCGCTGACAGAGCAGTATTGTTATCAAGTTTAGCAAGAGGCCGTGGATATAAGTTTAGCCCTACAAAAGGTATTGTTGATCCTAACAACGGAGATAATGTTGTTGCAGACGATTGGGATGAAATTGCAAAAATACTATTAGGACCAAACGCAAGAGAAGCTGACACACATACAGTTGAAAGTATGTTTGCAGTACTCAAAAGCGATCCAAACTACGAAGAGCTTATTGCTCCGTGGAAAGAAACAATGGCAAAAGCCGGCAAAGGAATACCTGAATCAATAGCAGTTGAATCACTAGCTGACAAACAGCTACGTAGAATTAGAGAACTAAGTGGTGCACCATTGAACAGTGTTGTTATGTCATCAGGAGCATTTAACAGATGAGATACAGTGAGATCAAACTAGTTGAAAGTAAAGTACGTATTGACGAAGGCGCCCGTATTGATCACGCAGAAGACATTGTGTTCTGGGAAGGCAGTCGAGGAGCAATTCGTGCATTAGAACGCCTTAAGAGTTTAGAGCAAGGTGGTCACACAGACGTAACAGTTAAGTGGGACGGTTCTCCGGCTATTGTATTTGGTCGCAATGAAGCTGGAGAGTTTATACTCACAGACAAAAGCGGCTTTGTTAAATCAGGCGGAGTTGAACGTGCTACTAGTGGTAAAGATCTTGCAAGTAATTTACTAGGACGCAGCGGAGGCAAGAACGCAGAAGATCCAAAGCGTATTGCGTTTGCTAATAGTATGTCAGTTATCTTTGATCAATATGAAAAAGCAACTCCTAAAGACTTTAGAGGTTATTTGTTAGGTGACTTGTTATATTATACTACACCAGAAGTTATTGATGGTAAATTTACGTTTACTCCTAACATTGTTACATATAAAGTAAATGTTAACAGTGATTTGGGCAAGCGCATGGTACAGTCAACTACAGGTGTTGTAGTTCACCGGTTGTTAGACGAAGCTGGAACACCAGGTCCAGTACCACAAGATTTGCAAATGCAAGGAAATGAAGTATTCATAGTACCTAGTGTAACAGTGTCTAAAGAAGCACAAATTGATGATGAAGATATTAATCAACTTAAAGCAACTGTGGCAAAGAATGCAGCAAGCATTGACCAATTACTAGATAACGCAGCTCTTGTAGCATTAAAGATATCTGACTTTGCAAAAGTATTGTATACATATACTAACAGTAAAGTCGACACAGGCTTAGACAACTTAGGAGCAGACTTCTTTGATTGGATGGCAGGTTCTAAATTATCAGCAAACAAACAAAAGAACATTGCAACTCATATTCAAAACAATCAAGCAGGATTTGATGCAATGTGGCAAGTGGTGTCGGGTATTATGCAAATTAAAGATAAAGTTATTAATCAATTTGATTCGCACGATGCAGATGTTACAGCAGAGATAGGTGACCACGGCCCGGCAGCAAAAGATACACATGCCAAAGGTGGTGAAGGATATGTTTTAGCGCACCCAGAAGGTGATGTTAAACTTGTGCCAAGACAAACATTTACTAGAGCAAATAGATCAGTAGTACGATAAGGAATTAAAATTATGAAAATGAATGATGTAATAAATGAAGTAGCAGATAACTTTGGTCTTTCACCAGAACAGCGTAAACTAGCTAACCTAGGTAGAGTGCTAATGACAGCAGCTACAACAACCAAAGACGATGAGTTATCAAACGTTATGGCTAAAGTTGGCGACCAACTAACAAACTACGGCGCACTATTTGGTCCTAAGAATGCAAAAGAACTAGTTGCAAAGTCGGGTGTTAGCATAGAAGTTATTAAGAAACTATTAGCATATGCTGATAAGATTCATACATCACAGAGCGCACTTAAAGCTGATCATGCTGATAGTGGGTTAGATGATACTGACAACGATGACAATGATTTTAATGTGCCAGATGATGCAGATGATGCAATGGCAGCAGATCAAGCAGCGAGAGCTAAAAGAGACTAATATGGACTTTATTCGTGCAATTCAAAACGAAGGCGATATAGTTACGGACGAAGAAGCTAGTAAGTTTCTAGAAGAACTA